AAACAAAGGTCTTCAAACTCAAAACGGTGACTTTTCAAATAGTGTAAGTCGTACAGAAGTAGTTTTCGGAATGGAACACTTCGCACAAAAGGCGTCTTTCTTTGAAGCTAGATTAATCAAATACCTACTAGCAAACAAAAACTTATTTCCAGAGTTCACTAGTCAAGAAAACCGCGACACGGATTTACGCCCACAAATAGAAATGTGCGACTGCGTAGGGACTTGTTACGGACGTTGTGGACAGCGCTACAATGACAACGGATATAATAACGCTATAATGGTATTTTAATGAAGTCTAAGCTATCTATTTTCATTCTTTCGGCGTTCGCTATTCTTTCACCAGTTAAGCCACTTATTTTAGTAGCTGTTTTATCTATTATTTTAGATACGTGTTTCGGCATCTGGCGAAGCGTTAAAAAGGGTGGCTGGAAATCAATAAGAAGTAGACGGCTTTCGCACACTATCAGTAAGTCTTTACTTTATTCGGGCGCTATTGTGTTCATTTTCTTAATGGAAAAGTACGTGATAGCCGACATTCTAGGTCACTTTATTGCTATTGACTTAGTTTTAACTAAAGCCTTTACGTTCTTTTGTGTAATTACAGAAGTGAAAAGCATTAACGAAAGCTACTTTAGTGTAACTGGCGTTAACGTTTGGGACAAGTTTATAAATTTTGTTAAACGATCTAAAGAAAATTTCGACGAACTAAGATGAAAAAACTAGACATACAAGCTATTAAACAAGTACGTTTAAAAGACAATCAGTATTTTGCTGAAAGTTCACCTAAGACGCAGATTTATTTACACCATACTGCTGGCAATGGTAACGCAGAAGGGGTTTCTAGATACTGGAATGGTAACGACAGCCGAATAGCTACAGCTTTTATCATTGGTGAAAACGGAACTATTGTACAATGTTTTTCTTCTAAGCATTGGGCGTGGCATTTAGGAATTGACCAAGAAGACTTCGCTAGAAATGGCGCTAAATATTCCAACCTAAACAAACTATCTGTAGGAATCGAAGTTTGTAATTGGGGCTATTTAAAGAAAAAAGGCGACAAATATTATAACTACGCTGGCGGTGTCGTTAATCCGTCTTACGTTACCGAACTTGAAACGCCTTATAAGGGTTATAAGTATTGGTATAAATATTCAGACGCACAAATAGAGTCACTACGTCAGCTTGTAGAATACCTTTGCGAAACGTACGACATTCCTAAAGACTATAGAAGCGAAATCTGGTCAATAGACAAAGAGGCTTTTAAAGGAACTAAAGGAATCTTTACACACAATTCAGTTCGTAAGGATAAAAGCGACATTTACCCAGACCCCCGCGTAATTAAAATGCTCCAAAACCTATAATGCATGAGGGTTTCAATTATAATTCTGTCGCTAATTTCTACTATATTTGCGACAAATTGCAGCGTAAACTATCATTTACGTAAAGCAATTAAAAAAGGCTATAGTTGCGACGTGGATAGTGACACAATTACTATTTCATCTATTGACTCTATTCCGTACGTTTTAAGGGACTCTATTTTCTGGGAGAAGGTAATAGTCCAGAAAGATACAATCGTTCGTTACAAGCGTTCCTACATACCTAAAACGCGGTTTCAAACTAAGATTGAATACAAGTACAAAACAAAAGTCCTAAAATCGGACGTCGAAAAGATAAAATATAAAAATAAATACATAACAAAGACAAAGGTTAACTGGTTATTTGTTATTATTGCTTTCGTTTTAGGATTCCTTACTAGGTTGTCCATAAGCGAAACCTTTAGAAGTAGGTTAAAACTTCTACCTAAACTTTTCAGATGAATAAAAACAAAGGCGGGCGTCCAGTTGTAAGCAAAGGCGTTCCACGTGTGCGGTTAAGTCCGCAAGAATTCGACCTAATTAAACAATATCGGGCAATAAAAGACAAGTCCAATGAAATGGGTTTGAATGAAAACGATGTTAAACACGGCTGGATTAAAACAAAAGACGCTAGTTTGTTCTTTGCGAACCCTAGTTTTAACGCTGGTAAAGAACTTGACCTAGACTTTGTTAAGCTACTAGAAAACGCGCCTAAATTAGAAGTAAAGCCTAAGCAAACACGGAACTTTAACGGGGCTTTTGACAAGCTAGTATTTACAGATGTTCACATAGGTATGGACGTAACCGACAAAGGACGTAATTTATACGCATCAAACTGGAATGAAGACATACTTTTTGAGCGTTTGTCCCAAATGATTGACCACACACTATCTAAACAAAATAGCAACGTATTACATATCTTAGATTTAGGCGACTATTTAGACGGCTTTAACGGACAAACTACTAGAGGAGGTCATTCTTTACCTCAAAACATGAGTAACCAGAAAGCGTTCGACGTTGGTTTTCTTTTTAAGACTTTATTAATTACCCAGCTTTCGCCGTTCTACGACAAAATCTATGTTAGGAATATTTGTAACGATAACCATAGCGGCGACTTTTCCTACTTTGTTAACCAGTTCTTTAAAACGTATGTCGAAAGAGATTTAAAAAACGTCTTAGTAACTAACCAGACTTTGTTTATAGATCACGAAATAATTGATAACTATTGTTTTGTTACCACACACGGAAAAGACACACACAATTTAAAACACGGATTTCGTCCGAAAATTGACGCGAACCAGATTAATAAAATACTAGGCTATCTAAACGCTAAAGGACTACTTAATAAAGGCTACGAAATTATTTTCGAAAAAGGCGACAGCCATTTATACTTATTCGATAGTTCAAGTAGTGACGTATTTAAGTATTATAATTACCCAGCTTTTAGCCCGTCTTCTAACTGGGTGGCTATGAATTTCCAGCTAGGTAAAAGCGGATTTATTCACTTTAACTACGATACCGAACAAAAAAGTATAAACGAATTCTTTTTTTAGTGTATATTTGAACTTTCATAATAGGTTTTTAAGAATTAGGGTTAGCAGTTGAAAGCGTTAACCCTTTTTTTTATGTCCAAAAATCCCAGTAAACACTAGCATTTAAAAAATAAATGTAAAAAACTTTAAAAATAATGTTTAAAAAGTTTGGTAGTTAGAATTTAGTCTTTATATTTGCATATAATTAATTCACAAACACACAAAAAAACAAGTTATGAAAACGAAAAAAGAAATGAACGAAATTATTTTAAAAGAGTTAAACGACTTATGGAATGAGTACGAGCAGTTTAACGAAGTCTTAGGCGCAGAACACGAAGCTACGCAAAGAGCAGCTACACGTTGGGCGTCAATTAATGAACTAGTAATAAAATTAGGACTATGAAAAATATAAACTTACAAGAATCATTTGGCGACATTTGCGCTGGTGTAGTTATTTTGATAGTAATTAGTTTGGCTGTAATTAGACCTTACGGCGCTGAAAACACGGACGAAGTAAAACAAGAAGTAACAGAAACAGCTGTAAAGCAAAGCAAAGTCTTAGAAAAATACGGCGAACTAATCACTAAAAACTGGAAATGATGTTTGATATTTTAGAATGTGAACTAGACGTATATACGTTAAATTTATCCTATAGCTATAAAGGCTTAATTTATGACGTTATATGTGACTTTGACTGGCTAGACAAAGAATATAACGGATCTATGTTAGACTTTACTTTAAAAGCTATTAAAGGAACGTATTTTAGTGGCGAAGTAGGTAACGACGAAGAAGGCGAAATAGAAATAACGCCAGCTTATTCAGAATGGCTTTTAGAAATGGTAAGAGAATACAGAAAAAAACACATTTATTTTATGTGCGAAGAAGAAGAAAACGAACTAAGAAAATTAGATTTAAACGTAGAAGACGACAACCCTCAAAACTGGCACTACTATGGTATTTAGACTTCAAAGGATGGTTAAGTTCTGGACGACCAAAACCACACACGAACACGTAAGAGGTTCTTTTAACGAAGAACTTTATAAAAGAATTTGTGAAATTAAATTTAATCAGAAGTTATGAAATTTAAACTGGTATACTACAGCGGTTCGAATGTTATTCACAGCTGGACTTTTGACAACAAAGCACTTTGTAATTGGAAAAAGAAAGAACTAAGGTCAAGGGGACTTTGTTTATTAGGTAATTTTAGAATTGAAAAAGCATGAACGAAGAACTAGCCAGAGACATTTTGTACAATTACTTAAAAGACAAAATAGAAAACAGAAAAGAATTGCCTATATGGGACGAAATAGTAACGACAACTTACGAAAACAACGTACTAGCTTCGTGGACATTCAGAGGGTTATTGCAATACTTGTATAAAATAAACGAAGAAATATGAACGACAAAATAATAGAAGTAATCCGTATTTTCATTGATCGCGACAAATTAAATACACCAAACAGAAAGCGACAACAGATTTACAAAAAGGCGTATTTACAGCACAAGCTAAAAGAATGCGGACTAACTTACAAGGCTATAGCTGAAATGTTCAATATGACGCACGCCAGCGCTATTCATAACATTAAGACGCACCATATACTATTACAATACCATAAAAACGAATACGAGGCTTATATATATGAATATTTAGAGACTTTAGACGGCTATAAAGTAGAACCAAAAACACGGAATCTAATAGAAGACATTAACAACTGCGCTAATTTATACCAGCTGAATAGAGTTAAACGCTGGATTCGTGAAAAAAAATATGATTTAGATGCAACTTTATTAGAGTAATAAACGTTATATTTGTGAACGGCTTCATCTCACATTATAAAGCCTTAAGGTATTATTGACCCTTGTAATGAAGTAGAAGTGAGATGCTACGGAGTTGCGAGGGTTTTTTTATTACTAAATTTACAAAATGAGTGGATGGATTAAATTACACAGACAGATTTTAGAATGGGAATGGTATTCCGACAATAATACCTTTCGTCTTTTTATGCATTTAATATTAAAAGCAAACCATAAAGACAGACGTTTTAAGGGAATTGAATTAAAAGCTGGTAGCGTTGTAACAAGTCGCGACATTCTAGCAATTGAAACGGGTTTAAGCGTTCAACAAATTAGAACCAGTTTAGACAAACTGAAACTAACCAGCGAAATAACCAGCGAAACTAGTTCGAAAGGCACTATAATTCAGTTAGTTAACTATCAAAAATACCAGATAGCAACCAGCGAAGCAACCGCAGAACAACCAAAGAATAACCAGCAAGTAACCACTAACAAGAATGTAAAGAAAGAAAAGAATGAAAAAGAAGTTATTCTAGATTCTTGGATTGATTACAGAAAGTCAATACGAAAGTCATTAAGTCAAGCTACCATAAACACTATTTTAAAGAAAATGGAAAACTACACAAATGAACAATGTACATACGTAATAAATAATTCTATTGAAAATGGGTGGCAAGGTTTGTTTTGGGACAAAGTACAAACAATACAGCAAGTAAAAGAAACTAATAAATGGAAACCAGCATGGAGTTAAACGGATTTAAAATAACAGAAGCGGGAGACGTAATAACAGACCTATTTAAACACCGCGACAATTATAACCAAAAAGGAAAATATTTAGGTTTTAAGTCGCTACACGAATATTATTCTATGTCTTTAGGTAATTGCACAGACTGGACTGGTTTTCCAATGAGCGGTAAGACGCAAGTATTAATGGAATGTTTAATGAACACGTCTAAGTTTTACGGGTGGAAACATCTAGTATATTTTCCAGACGTAGGAAATAATGTAGAAATCATTGCGGATCTAATCCATAAAAAGACGGGAAAGAGTTTTAATCCAGAAGACCGAAACGTAATTAAAGACAGCGAAATTACACAAGCTATAGACTGGGTTATTCAACACTTTAAAGTTTTGACACGTGCAGACATTAAAGCGAAGTTAACACCTATTCAATTTTGGGACATGGCAGTAGAAATACAAAAAAAAGACGAATTACATACGGCTTCTATTGACAGCTGGAAAGATTTAAACCACCCTTATAATGAGTTTGGCGGTTATGCGCAATACTTGGAATACGTTTTACCATATCGAAACCAGATAGCAGAAGACAACGGCTTACATTTACATACAATCATTCACCCAAAACTAACGGAAAAGGAAAACGGAAAACGAAACCCGCCTAGTCCGTACGACTTGAAAGGTGGTTCGGAATGGTTTAATAGTGGTAAATGCATGATAACTGTACACCGAGAAGACCCAATGCATAACCTAGCAGAAATTCATTTCAATAAGATTAAACCACGTTCAAACGGGAATATAGGTAAACTTGAAATATGGTTCGACAAAGAAAGACTTAGCTACTTTGAACAAATTAATACAGCGCCAAACGTTTACGAAAAGATTTTTAGCGCGCCACTAGAGAAAGACGAACCTAAAATAATTACTAATATTGGACGCAAGTTAAACGCTATAAAACAAAATAACGAATGGACATAGGACTAAAACTATTACTGGCTAAGGGTAAAATTCTTGCAATGAAATGGAGAATAAAGCTAACCCGCGAAGAACTAGAGGAAAAACGACCAAACGCGAAAGCATTTATAGAAGGCGCTAACGACGTAGAAGAAGACCTAGACGAAGTTTACAACGTAATAGACGACCTAGAACTAGAGCTAAGGCTACAAGGTCGCGAAATTAACCGCTGTCTAGAAATAAACGGAGAATTAAAGAAAAGAATAGAAGAACTAGAACACGAACTTAAATTTAAAAACATAGACTTATGACAAAAGAACACAAATTAGTAACCCTTTCGGCTGTACTACCAGTTTTAGCCGACTTTATAGACGATTTAAACGACCAGTTCGTATTTAAACAAGACTTGAAACGAAAAGCTAACATACTAGCCGACGAAATAAGACGCGTTGACAACCGAGTTTTACAAGTACACGGCGAAAACCGCGAAGAAATCTTTAAACAGCAGATTGAACTACAGCTAGAGTTTAGAAAATGGATAACAGAAACAATAAATTTAGACTAATGAAAGTAGGTAGCGACTTTAGCGGCGTTGGTGCATTCGACCAAGCTTTAAAAAGATTAGGTGTAAATTACGAAACAATCTTTGCTTGTGACATGGACAAGCACGCAAGACAAACATACGTCCATAACTACGGACAGCCTAAATATTACCCAGAAAACGTTTATAATAGAGAAATCCCAGCGGATCCGCTAGATATTTATATGACTAGCCCACCTTGTCAAGCGTTTAGTTTAGCTGGTAAGCGTTTAGGTAAAGACGATTTAAGGGGAATTTTATTTTTTAACTCGCATGAATTTATAATAAAGAACAAACCTAGATTTTTTATCTTTGAAAATGTCAAAGGCTTGCTTTCAGATGAAGGCGGTAAAACATTTAGTGAATGGGTCAATATGTTAGGCGGTAAAAGTGTTAATGGTTTACCAGTTTTATTTCCATACGAAACAGCTGCGCCATATCATTTATATTGGAAAGTTCTAAACGCTAAAAATCACGGCGTTCCACAAAACCGCGAACGTGTTTTCTTAATTGGTATTCGTGACGACAAAGACAATAGCTTTCAATTTCCAAAAGACGAACACCTAAGTAAACGACTAAAAGACGTACTAGAAGAAAACGTAGACGAAAAGTATTTTTTAAGTGAAAAAGTAATTTCAGATATTTTTATAGACTCATTTAAAATTAAAAGCGCAACTGCTAGAGGTTACGAAGAAGCAAAAGAAGGGGATTCTATAAATTGTAGCGTACCAAATTCAGAAACAAGACGCGGACGCGTAGGCAAAGGCGTAGCGCAAACTTTAGACACAAGTTGCAATCAAGCTGTAATTTATAATGATAAAAGATTAACTGAAACAGTAAATAAAAATAATTTTACACAAGGAATACCATCAGCTATTGATTCCTATAATCAATCTGTTTCAGAAACAATTGCACCAACAGTTAAATTGCCGCATAACGATAGATTTATGTTTGATGGATACAAAATCCGACGCCTAACTCCGCGCGAATGTTATAGACTTATGGACTTTCCAGATACATTTACATGGAATGTAAGCGACTCGCAAGCTTATAAACAAGCTGGTAACAGCATAGTAGTTAATGTTCTTTATAAAATACTGAAAAATTTACCTTTATGAGATGTAAAAACTGCAAAGACAAGTTCGAACCTATACGCTTTAATCACAAATTTTGTTTAAAAGACGAATGCATTAAAGCCTTTGTCGAAGAAGTCAAGGTAAAACAATGGAAAACAACAAAAAAACGAATGAAAGAAGACCTAAAAACATTACAAGACTGGTTAAAAGAAACGAAAACCATTTTCAACAAGTACATAAGACTTCGCGACATGGGTCTAGTCTGCATTTCGTGCCAGCAACCGCCTAAGAAAAAAAATGCTGGACACTATTTTAGTAGTGGTGGACATTCAAACGTACGCTTTGACGAAGACAACGTGCATTTACAATGCGAACATTGTAACACGTTCCTAAGTGGTAACTTACTTAACTACCAGATAGGAATCGAAAAGAGAATAGGCGCGCAAAAGCTAATAGAATTACAAGCGCGGGCGCATCTTACGAAAAAATGGACTATCGAAGAACTAAAAGAAATAATAAAAACGTATAAAACAAAAGTAAGATCATTGCAATGAAAAAAATATACATAACACCAGAACAAATAGAAGAAGCTACAGACCTTTATAACTTCAAATGCCTAAAGAATTCAATAACCAAAGGCGAAAGCCAGATTTACGGCGCTATAGGAGAAGTTTTAGCTATGGAATTTCTAAGGTCTAGAGGCAAAGAGGTTAAATACGAAGGCGATTATAACTACGACCTAATTAGCAACGGCAAAAAAATAGACGTTAAAACAATCAAAACAGACAAAGAACCTAACGACGACTTTAACGCTAACATAAGCGCGTTTAATAGCAGCCAGCAAACAGACTTTTATCTTTGGTGCGCGGTGTCCGTAGATATGACTTACGGCTATGTAATAGGCTACCTAGATAAAAACGAATTCTATAAAATAGCAGAACTAAAGAAAAAAGGCGAAATAGACTGGGGACAATGGACGTTTAAAAGTGACACGTACACCACGAAAATAAAAAATCTAATAAAATTT